TTTTTATTGATTTATTTCACCTGCTCCAAAGAGCAGTAGAAAAAGTTGTTTTGGACAAACAAAAACAAATAAAAGCGTTCACCTGCATCAAGTGCAGCAGATTGCAATTTACTCATCCTTGCCGTTGTAGTGGATAACCTTTCAACTTTGATCACTAGACACAACCTCAGATATTGCATGGATAAACCACCACAGCCGTTACGCTAAGACAGAATTATTTGCACAATACCCTAGTATAGATCGAACTAAAATTAAATAATGTGAGGTACCTCCTTTGTTATGAATCATAAAGACCAGGAAACGGTTGGTATCCAAGTGGATCACTATTTCTAGTAAAACACCCCGCACTCATTATAAAATTTAGTTTGGTGATCCTCGAAGAGCTCGACTGGGACTACGATCTTATTTTGAATAAGTCCCCTCTCGCGTATCTTGGACAATAGGGAATAATAATATTCCTCGCCGTGATGTGAAGCGAAAGCAAGCGCGTCAGAAATATTCTGTTGGCACGCTATACGATCGTCCGGCGACATTCGAACCCACGCTGGCAAATCTTCGATGGTACGTTTAGCCATCATAGCGCGGATCAAATTTGGAAAATTTTCATCCCTTCGAAAAGTGCATTTCAAAAATTGCACTTGTTCGAGTTTACGGAACCCATCATCCTCATATCCCGAGAAGTCCCGTGGTTTCTCAGGAGGAGTGTACAATATATTCTTAGCCAAGTACACTTTAGCTATAGCAGGAGAATTGAAGAATGGCTTGACGCGGGTTGAAACCGCTCCAATAATGTCATCGCCATTACATCCAATACGGACGTTCTCATCGAAGCTGGTCATTGAATTGAACTCTATCATATCCAATGGTTCTTCTTCAGGTCCTTCGCCCATCACTGCTAGTCTCCTCTCTTGTATTTCTTTTACAGAGGGGCGGCCATAATTGCAGAAATCTTCGCGTGATTTCATCACAAATTCATGCACGTCAGCAAACTGTTGGCTGACTGCTCTATCGACGATCTCATACCAGACCATTCGCGTTCTACAACTATTACC